TAAATTTCGTACTCTATAGTAATATGGCGACTTTGAATTCAAAGATTATCAGTCAAAATGAATATGCATCCCTAGAAAAAAATAAGAATGTAATTGAAAAGAAAATTTCTACAATTTTAAATGCCCGAATCGTTAATCCATGTAATCCCGCCGCGGTAGTTAAAGCAATTTTAGGTAATAAAAAACCAGGTTCCAAATCAAATGGTAAAATTGGTTCTGGTGTGTATGGTACAGTGCGTGTATATGATGCGGGAGATGATCATTTCTTTGCAGTGAAAACCGCAAAGGGGAGAGATGATGATCTACTTCACGAATACACAGTTTTGAAATTGATGTATAAAAGAGGGTTTAATGTTCCTAAACCCTATGCTCTTCGTTATTGTCAAGATTCATATGGAAAAAGAAATATAATTTATTATGAATATGCTGATGGTGGTGATTTACGAAATTATTTGAGAAGGTTATTAGAACAAAAAACAGCCAAAGGTGCATCTGAGTTCCAAAAGAGTATAAAATCTATATTAACACAAATTCTTGTAAATTTATATAATGCTCAAAAACAGTTAAAAGGTTTTAGACATTTTGATCTCCACCCCGGTAATATATTAGTTACAAAAAGAGGTAAAACTAAAGGATACAGTGAATATAATATGGGTAAAACTAAAATTTTAAAAGAAAATGTCGGGATAATGTCTTACATGCACGATTTTGCCTTTTCAGATTGTGACATTTTACCAAATGAGTATCAAAGAAGACACCCAAGAGATTTTGCTGATTATGGTATTGTAAAGGATTCACACCCATTGTATGATGTACACTTTTTATTCAATTCTCTCTACTTAGAATTTGGTCACGCCATACCATTCCTTGAAACTGTGCGTATGATTACAGAGGTATTCCCAGGTATTTATTTGGGTAAAGAAACACCATTTGTTAAGAATCACCGACTTCGTGGAAATGTAAGACACAGATTACCAAGTTTTGAAACTATATTGAAAAATCCATATTTCACAAAAAAGAAGGTTAGGACTAAAGTAGATCAAACTATAGAAAAATTATTACAGCATGTAGCATCAAATAAATATAAACACGGGGGTTATAATTTATCAAAACAGATCAAAATGACAAAAGACAAAAAGAAACCAGGTCCCAAAACACTAGATGCAAGGAGAGATACAAAAATTAGAATTTTACAGGGGGCAACAAAAAATATTAATAAAATTTCAAAATCTCAAGAGAAGAAAGCCGATGCGGCAAGTAAGAGTGCAAGTGTGACCAATGCCATTAAAAAATATAGAACACAAGACCTTAAAAAAGCTGCTAAAGTTTCTAAAAAACAACAAAACATTTCAAAGAAATTAACATTTAATGAACCCAAGGGCTTTGAATTTATTCCATTCACAAAAGATAAAAAGGGTAGATTTAAAGTCAAAGGTCGTTTGTGTACTAGTCTAAAGAAAGCTGAATTACAAAAAGTTTTAGAAAAGAAAAAGGTTGATTACAAGGGAAAAACTATAAAGCAAATGTGTGAGGCACTTGAAAAAAAATATCCAATTATCAATATATAACATGTTCCCCGTTCTTTTTTTGGTTGCCGTAAATGGATATATTTTGTGGAAGGCTCCAAATAGCACAAAGCCCAAAAACTCTCCAAAGAATAAAAAAGTTGAAAAGGAAGAAGATAAGTATATTGTCTACGGGACAATGTCATGTGGTTGGACTAGGAAACAACTTGATTATATGAAGCAAAAGAAAATCCCATATGAATTTGTGGATTGTGAAAAGGAACCTGAAAAGTGCAAGGATTTGCCAGGATACCCAGGTATAAAGTTCCCAGATGGAACCAAGAAGGTTGGTTACACTGAGGTTTAAAGTTATGAGACTAGTATGAAATAGGTAAAATGAATTACAACCAAAATTTGTATTCTTATAAACGTTTTCACATAAGAAAAGTTGTATATGAAGATATTTATAAGCATAAAAATATAGAAGTGATAAACCCGTGTCATACTAAAATGACGCCTTCAATTGCTAGGATGCGTTTATGTTATGAGCGAGCAATGGATATGGGTGATTGGGAATATGCATCTGAACTTTCAGATAGTTTAGAAAGGAATGGATTCATTGTTCGTGATAATAATCCTTTTATATAATATATGTCGGGTATTGGTAAAAAAAGAAAAGCAAATAATGCACTTTCTACTCCAAATACCGTTGCGAGAAATATATTCAATATGCTTGGTGAATATATTATAGAGAATAGTAATTTTACAATAAACAATGTAAACAATATAATGCGTCGTAGAAATGTAATTCAAATGACAAGGATGTTTACACTAGATGAGAAGAAACTTGTTAAACAGCGACTTATTCAGTTGGCTGTGTATTATAAATCACGTCGTTAAATAAATAATATCTTAAGATTTTTGAATTAATCTTAACATATATATTTTATACTTTTTGGGGGTGATAAATTATTTAAACACCTCGGAGAACGGTGAGCGCAATGGAGAGGAGGAGCGCATCAACGAAAGACTTAATTGGCTTCAATACAGAGACGTGCTTAACCAACGCGTTGTTCCAAAGGAGTCGGAGGATGAGTGTGCTGATGAGAATGGAGAGCAACAAAATCAAAATTTCAGTGAGGGCATCAGAAGCGTTCTTGGTCTTGACAAGATCCTTAATCATTTTATAATTTATGTATATTTTTTTCTGGGTAAATTATAAGATGGCTAAAGCTAAACCTACCACAAACAATAATAAAAATAATAATAATTCCAAGAAAAGAGTAATTGGTCGTAAGGTCAAGGGACTTCCCTTGAGCGGTTCAGAACCTGTGTATAGTGAAAAAAAATGGGGAAGTAAAAAGGGAATCCGTTCCAATAATTGCTATGATTACGCTTTTAATGATTATTCAAATTTTAGAACCCAAAAGAGTTCTCCTGGAAACAAGAGTGGTATGAGAAACAATAACTACGGTCCAATTAAGGCTTGTGGTAAATTACCTGTTGGTGTTAAATCAAACAACCCTTCAAGTGTGTATAAAACTAAAGCTGATATGAAGTGTCGTCCTGGTTTCTTCAAATCTATGATGTTTGTTGCTCCCTCCTCTGGAAGAAACTTATTTAACAGTGGTGATTTCCATTTTTACCGTCAGTATGGATCTGTTGAGTACAAACCAAAGAAAGGTGATACATATGAGAAGATTGCAAAGTTCTTTAATGTGCCAGTGTCTAGGGTGAAGAAGGCTGGACCATTAAAGCCTGGAAAAGTAATGAAATTCAAGGCAAATGGTTTTGCTCACAAGCGTGGATGGGCTACTGGTCCATTGCTTACTGATGCAAAAGGGAAGCGTATTGTTGATCCAAGGTTTGCATCCCGTGATTACCCTGGGTTAAATTATAAGCTATACTGCAGTAGCTTCTGTGTCAAGAACAAGGGAGTGGTCATTGGAAAGAATAGTCCCGATGTCCGCAAAAAGGGCCTCAATGTCAATCCTATATTCAAATTCTAATCCTATTTCAAACATATCTACGATATTATCTAAAACTTCTGGATCAACATTTGATTCGCTTGTGAGACCTGTTATATTATTTTCAATTTTTATAGTTACATTATAGGTTGATACATCTATAAGTTTTCTACATATGGGGCATGTATTCTTTCCCTTTTCTTTCCATTTCTTGAGACATTCTCCGTGGAATAAATGACCACATCTTGTGGGTTTATTCGACCGAGTTTCCCTGACTTCTCCAAGACATATGGAACAACAGGGTGTCATCTTAATTTACCAAATCAAAAGAATTAGTAAATATTTGACACATTCAAAAGTGGTTTGTCACACACTGTGATACGGTTTGGTGAACGAGTCTTTTGTTGATCTTGGACAACCTTCAAGGCATTTGGTCCTTGGGTTTGCAACAATTTACGGTAAGAGTAGTTGTCACTGTAGGCAATGTTGTTCTTTTGCATGATATAATTATTCAAAAGTTTTGCGGAGGTGGCAATTGAAAAGCACCTCCCATCGGCTTGACCCATGCGCTGAGACATTTATTACGTATCTAGAAATTAATTTGAAGATTATTTCCAGTGGCGAGCCAAGATTTGAAATTTCTCTGTTCCAAGATACTGACCAAATCTTTTACTTTGTATCCAATGAAAGTATCAAAAAGTTCTGTAACTTGGGATTTGGAATTTCTTATTTCCGGGTCTTCATTTATGTTTTCATTAATAATATTGTATGCATAAACAATTTCCTTGAGGGTCTCTGCACCAGTGATGATAATTTTTCCTGTTCCAAAAATACTTACAGTAATTTCTTTCATTTCTTCTGCTGGTTTAAATTTAATTTTTACTGCAGAATACCTGTCGGGTTCAAAAGAAACTTTGAAGATGTCTGGATATTTTTCAAATTGTGCCACCGTTTTCATGAGATTAATATTGTAATTGAGAGAGTAGTTTGAGTTTATCATGACCACCCTGAAAGTATCAATAGGTGCGACTGAAGTTGTACCAAGATATTTCTCAAATATCAAACAAAGTTCAGAAATAATTCTTTTGCAATCAAACAGGTCACTACAACCAGCCACTTGTAAACTGCCATTTGGAAACACTTTGATTGATTTTGTACTGAAATCATCCGTGTATACCAAAGTAATTTGGTTGTAGAATGTAGTGGGTTTCATTGACCATTTGAAAGTATTTTTTTCTTTTGAGTTTTCCATGTCGATATTAATGATTTTATTCTTGAATACTTCCTTGAGTTTGGGAATATCAATTTCATGCATATATTTTGAGACCATCGTAATTGTAGTAATTTTAATCCATGATGGTTTCAACTCTTCGGGGTATCTTTCCCTAAACTCATCAAGAGTCAGAAGATAAGAGAAAGTGTTATTAGCGATGTTGTGATACATACAGAGGGGCCTTGTGTGAATTAAGGCTATAAAGAATGCGTAAAACTTAGGTAATCAAAAAACATTTATTATTTTAATGGGTCGTTGTGACAATTGTAGACGAAATTGTAAAGTTAAGAAATGTGGTCAATGTTCGTTGAAAGTATGTGTATTATGTATGTATTGTGAGATGCATGATTGCCCTAATACCCAACATGAGATAGAGAATGACATGAATAGGTTTAAAGAGAAGATACAAACTATAAGTACATGAGTCTCTCGTTTATAAAGAAAGCCCTTGTCGTGACTGACATTGACGACGGACACACTCATGTCGAACTTGAGTACATCCGATATGTAGGCGAATATGAAGAAAGTGACAAGGGTTACAAAAGATTTATTGATTATTTTTTAACCGAACCAATCGGTGATTGGCAAAAACTTTCATTTAAGAAGTCTACAATACCATACGAACAATTTCTTTCGACAATGGTAAAGCAAACCCTAGAGGTTAAACGACGTTTGGCTAATATTGCCCTCGAAAACATAATAAAGGATGACCCAAGCTTCCATACAAAGGTTAGAGTCCTCCATACATCTAAAATTATTGAACCAACCTTTGTTCCACCATTCATTGATTCAGAAAGTTCTTGGCAAGTGAGTTTATTGAATTCACTTTGCGAGGAACATTTACCTGATTTGATTGAGCGTGCAGATAGTTCTAAACGTCTTATTAAAATGTTTAAAGTACTAAAAGATATACAAGGATTATAAAGCAGATGACCAATAATATATTATTAATTCGTCTTTTTCTTTCTTTTTCTTCTTGTTGTCTCTTCGCGATGCTTTCACCATCAGCGCATAAATCAGTATTGACGGAACCGTCTTCATACTGAATTACTCGCTCTGGAAGCACAATTCTAGACATTGGGCAATTCGCAGTGGGATCCTCGCAGAAGTTGGCTCCCCCCACTTTCCGGTGAAGCTTACACGCAACACTTGGCTCTTCTGTCTCAACCTGTTCAATTGGTTTTTTATATGGGGAAAATGAATGTGGTGTACCAGCGGAACCAGGAAGAGAAAAATCAATCAACACAAAAGGGTTGATATCATTTATAGTATTCTGGTCTGATATCATATGCTTACTCATCTTCCTTTGTATTAGCGTTAGATTTTTTATTGTATCTCTTGGTGACCATTTTATTTTTATGGAGCTCCCACATTACATCCAAATCTATATCTAACATGTGTGCAAGTTGAAATAAATAACTGAATACATCCCCCAATTCCATTGTGACATCTGTACCTCTATCTTTTTTCAGGCCAGTCTTTTTAAAGGTTCTTTGGTGTTGTCTAATTGCTGAAGCCAATTCTCCAAATTCTTCAGACAATAATAACCATACCTTGTCTATATTCACCCTATCCCACCCCTTGGTTTTACATACTTTTTTTGTTTCGTCCTTATAATAATTCAAAGAAGTTGTCATCTTAATATTTTAGAGACCTAAAACTTTATACCTATGTTGTCCTTGGCATCTTCGATTTTCAACCCTGTTGTTGAGGTGCTCATTGGTTTAGCAAGGGGGGTAGTTAATGAATCTAAACCCTTGTTGTAGTTAATGAACTGAGACATACCAGTTTGAATCTGGTCATAGGCAGCTTCTAAAACTTGTTCGTTCATCATACGAACTTGGGCCTCAACATTTTCATATGGGTCCCCAGAGTTATTGATAAAAACTGTTCTCATAATTACAAACACATCATTTATGTTTTGATAGTCAATGGCAATTCCACTTTTATTTTTGACATGTTGTCTTATCCCCCGCTGGATTAAATTTGTATTGAACTCCGAAAAGAACAGTTTATTCAGAGGGGTCTCACTTTGTTTGAGAGTATTGATATACATTTAATTTATGGTGGGAAAAAAAAATATAGTAATAATAAATAATGTTGCAAGGTGCAGATTTTGATAAAGTTTTTTCTGATAAGAACCCCCATGTTGATTTGGGTCCCGAGTGCTCACCCCCTGAATGCTTTAAGGGTTCTTATGCCCCAGTAACAAAAGCCGGCAATGTCGGTCCTTTCCATGTTAACACTTATCTTCTTCAACCAAACCGCAAAGAGGAATGCGGTGGTAAACCAGTAGCTGTTCGTAGCGGTGATTGTATATTTAAAAAATAAATGCTAATTTTATCCAATGAAGGTCACCAAGCGCTCAGGAGAAAATGAAGAAATGAAATTCGACAAAGTAACAGCCCGTATTTCAAATTTAACTCAAGGGTTATCAGATGCTGTTTCCCCAGACAAAATAGCTCAACAAGTTGCCTCTCAAATGTACGATGGTATTTCTACCCATGAAATAGACGTTCTCACCTCTGAGATTGCAATCGGTATGATAACAACTGACCCCGACTATGAAATATTGGCCACTCGTATCGTAGCGAGTAATATTCAAAAAAATGCACCAAAATGTTTCACTGAAGCTATGAAGGAACTTTATGACAATAACATTGTCACCGAAGATGTTTTCAATAACTCTACCAAAGTTTCAGATGCAATTGTCCCAGAACGAGACAATGATTTTGGTTTCTTTGGTCTAAAAACTCTTGAAAAGGCATATCTGACCAGAGTAAATGGTATAATCAGGGAGACACCCCAATACATGTATATGAGAGTTGCCCTGGGTATTCACGGTTCAGATATTGAAAAAGCCATTGAAACATACGACCATATGTCTCGTGGTTTGTTTGTTCATGCAACCCCCACACTTTTCAACTCTGGAACTTTGAGACCACAAATGTCCTCATGCTTCCTTATTTCTTCTAAAGGTGACTCAATTGACGGGATTTATGACACTGTAAAGGAATGTGCTCGGATCAGTAAATGGGCTGGGGGTATAGGGGTTCATATTTCAGATGTAAGAGCTAAAAATTCCCATATTAAGGGAACTAACGGTAATTCATCTGGTATTATACCAATGTTAAGGGTATATAATGCTACTGCTAGACACGTCGACCAAGCTGGTCGTAGAAAAGGCTCTATTGCGGTATACCTCGAACCATGGCACTCGGATGTCCTTGATTTCCTCGAGTTAAGACTTAACCAAGGGGATGAAGAGGCTAGGTGTCGAGATTTATTCACTGCGATGTGGATTCCCGACTTGTTCATGCGACGAGTTGAAGAAGACAGTCATTGGTCTCTCTTCTGTCCCAATGTTGCAAAGGGTCTAAATGATGTCTACGGTGAAGAATTTGATGCTCTCTATGAAAAATACGAAAAGGAAGGTTTGGCAACACAAACAGTGTCAGCCATGACTATCTGGAAGGCTATTATCAAATCACAAACTGAGACTGGAACCCCATATATGCTTTACAAGGATCAGTGTAATAAGCGCAGTAATCAAAAGAACATTGGTGTGATTAAAAGCTCAAATTTATGTGCTGAAATTCAGGAAGTATCCAATAAGGAAGAAACAGCGGTGTGTAATTTGGCATCTGTCGCTCTTCCAAAGTATATTGACCCAGAAACTAAAAAATATAAATTTGATGAACTTCACAGGGTTGTTAAAATTATGACAAAGAATTTGAATAAAGTTATTGATAAAAATTATTATCCAGTTGAAACTGCTGAAAATTCAAACATGAAACATAGACCAATTGGATTGGGTGTTCAGGGGTTGGCAGATGTGTTCAATTTGAGTGGTTTAAGCTTTGACGGTCACGAAGCTATTAAATTAAATGCCGCTATTTTTGAAACTATTTATCATGCTGCTCTAGAAGCAAGTTGTGAATTGGCAGAAATTGATGGTCCATATTCATCCTTTGAGGGTTCCCCAATAAGTCAAGGTATTCTTCAATTTGACATGTGCGATGGAGAAGCTCCATTCAGTGGCATGTATGATTGGGATGCAATGAAGGAAAGAGTTAAGAAAGGTGTCAGGAACTCCTTACTTGTTGCTCCAATGCCAACTGCTTCTACCTCACAAATTCTTGGAAACAATGAATGTTTTGAACCATATACAACTAACATTTACTTGAGAAGAACCCTAGCCGGGGAGTTTGTTATTGTGAATAAACACCTTGTTAAGGCTCTCAAGAAAGAGGGACTTTGGTCTAAGGAAATGAAGGATTTAATGGTGAGAGCCGGTGGTTCAATCCAAAATATTACCGACATTCCGGACCACATTAAAATTCTTTACAAGACTGTATGGGAAATCAGTCAAAAGGTAATTATTGATATGGCGAAAGACAGGGGTTTCTTTGTGGATCAATCTCAATCTATGAATTTGTTCCTCGAATCCCCAACTGTTGCCAAAATTTCGTCAATGCACTTTTATGGTTGGAAAGCTGGTTTGAAGACGGGTATGTATTACCTTCGTTCAAAAGCTAAGGCTAGACCAATTCAATTTAGTTTAGAGCCAGAATGCTCTTCCTGTTCTGGTTAAGGAATTGACTTAAAGCTTCAGTTCTATATTTTATTAAAATGCGCGGTTTCTCCGACGTGTTGGAAGATGTTGAAATTGGTAACTACGAAAACAAAAAAATTATTATTAACACCAAGGACAAGAGGCCACTAAGAACTCATACCCCCCGAATGTATATGCCATTTGGAATCTCTGGTTTTGTGCCAGAGGTAGGTCAAACCAAATACAACGTTGAATTTTCAATGAAAGGGTGGGATGAAGAAGGCAACTACGTTAAAAACTTTTATGATACAATTCGCGAACTTGAAAAGCGAGTTATATTGGAAGTCGTTCAACAAAGTGTCAATATCTTTGGTGAAGCCAAGACATATGGTGATGTTCAATCGATGTTTAACTCCAATATCAAAGAAGACCCCGAACGAGAACCAAAGTTTAGGGTCAAAGTTGATACAACCTACGATTCTCGGATTAAACCACTCGTTATTGACCCCGAAAAGAATGATATTCGTAAAGAAGCCACAAATGGACTATATGCAAGAAATACAGGTATCGCTAAAGTTGAAATGAATAGCGTATATTTCTTGAATAAGAAGTTTGGTATTACTTGGAAACTTCATCAACTCATGGTTTTTGAACCACAAAGACTTAGGGGATTCCAATTTATTGAAAATCCATAAAAAAATAAAATAAAATGATCAATCAATGATTGTAAAATTATTTATAAATTCTACAATCATTTACATGTTGTTATTTATCAATTTTTTGTAAAGTTCTCGAACCTCTTTTGCTGTTATTGGTTTTGGTTTAAAAACTTTACCATTGGGACCGTATATTTTTAATTTTTTTTTTAAATTAGTTAT